TGAGCGGCAGGAGGCCAGCCGAAACCGCCTTGATGACGTCATCGAGCCACATCTGCCCGCGCGCCTGCCGGTCAACCGCGTAGCGCAGCTCGGGATAGCGTCCGTCAGCTGGCGGACCCCATCGCGCGTCGATCATTTTGCGGATCGGGCCGGTCCACGACACGCCGCGAGAGCCGTTGATGGCCGCGCAGATCGTCCGCGCGTAGCCGGGCACCGAGCCGAGCCGCTTGCCGTCGACGACCTCAGCCAGGGCAAACGACCCATGGCCGCGCTGGCCTATGCTGGACCCCTCACCGCGCAGCGCGAGGCTGATCTGTAGGTCGCAGTACTCGCGCGCTGGACCAAAATCAGGCATCTGCCCAGCTGGCGACACGACATCTAGGCTGCGGCCATCTGGCATGGTGATGACGACGAGGTCCTCGCCCGTCATGTCTCTCAGGTCGTCCACGAGACGCTGCGAGTCCTGTAGAGGCAGCCCGGGGCCCTCCAGGATGGTCAGGATCAGGGTCGCATATTTTTCGTAGCCGAGGATCTGGAGCCTGTCCAGGATCTCCTTGGCGGCCGCGTACTTAGCGATGGGGCGCAGCGGGCTGTTGCCCTCAAAATCCAACCCAAACGCGTTGTGCGAGATGAGCATCACATGATGCGCGGGCAGCACGACGTCCGATCGACCTGGCGATCCGAGGCGCACGCCGACCAGACGCGTCTCGGCGCGATCCACGATCCACTCGCGCACCTGGCGCGAGTGGCGGAAAGCAAATCGGTCGATGGCGAGCGTCTCGGCGTCGTAGACCGTTTCGAAAAGTGCGAATCCCGTGATGAGACTGTGCAGCGCGTTGACCAGAAACGCGTCCCAACCGCCCTGGATCGTCATCAGCGCGTGCTCAATCCACACCGCCTGCTCCTCACCGAGCAGCCCGGATCCCTGAGGAGGGTCCACGTACCAGTCACCGGCGATCAGCGCGCTCTTGACGTCGTCCCACGGACGCTGGATCTGGATCTCACCGCGCCAAAGCGCCTCGTAGAGGCCATGCGATGATAGTGATCCCCGCGCGGAGAGCGGGTAGTAGATGGGTTTGTCCTCTTTTCCTGTGTCAAGGCCTCGCCCAGCGGCACCGTAGCCCACACCACCGACCGAGATCTCATCCGTGGGCAGCAGACCTAGCGCCGCAGCGACGCGCTGGCGTGTCGTGACCTCGTAGCCGGACGCCTCCGCGAGCTCTAGCTCGCTCCATCCATGCTCGTCGACCAGCTCGCTACCGCTCAACTCACGCACCGCCGCAGGCGCAGCGTCGCCCTGGGTGAGATCGACCTCGATCTGGCCCAAGGGACCTCGCCTGACGCGCTCGACCAGCTCATCGGCGCCGCGCGCTGTGGTGCTGACATGCATATGATGGACCTCACTACCGTGGCACTATGCACGCGGCGCATAGTGGTGTCAATAGCGTCCGAGGTCGCGCGCGCGACCTGTCCGGCGCTGGTGCACCTCGGCTTGCCGATCACTCGCGACGCGCGCCCACAGGTGCGCGATGAGCTGCGTGAGCGCGTCCATTTGGTCGTCATTCGGCGCGCCGGGAAATGTGACCAGTTCGTGCATCAGGTCAGGCAGCCACGACGAGCCAGCGCGTAGCTCGACCTGGGCAGCGCGCAAGTGAGGCTGCGCCGCGCGAGCGCGGTCGTGTTTGGAGGCGCACGCTCGGATCGCGATCGCTGGCGCGCGCGCCGCGGCCTGCGCGATCACCATCTTGCCGTCCGCAGCCGCCTCGACGAGGCGCTCCACAGCGCGCGACCACAGCGGATCGTCGAGACTCAGGCGCAGGTAGGTGCGCAGCGTCTCCTCGGGGCTCCAGCGCGAGCGTGCGACGTCTACGATGTAGCAGCGCGCCGGCGCGTCATGCGGCACGTAGGCGAGGATCCCGACGGCGTAGCTCCCCGCGTCCTGTCGCCCGCCACCGCGCAGGTCCCACGACTGCAGCCAGCGCCCCGGGCGCTCACGCCCATCCACGAGCCAGGGCGTGTCATGGTATAGCGGCAGCCAGGACGCCTCGACGAGGCGGCCACCTGATGGCGTAGGCTGCTGCTGATACAACGACGCGAACCCCGCGGGGTCGAGCGCGCGCTGATCGGCAAGCTCGCCAGCCGTCGCGACGGCTGGCCACAGCGCCTCACCTAGCTCGCGCGGATCATCGGCGTCGGTCAGGTCCTCGCGCAGCGCCTCCAGGCGCAGCTCGCGGCAGCGGTCGCCCATCTGCGCGAGCAGGCGGCCTGTCGGATCATCGAGGTGCCAGCGCGTCGCGAGGACGAGCAAGCGCAGCGCGCGCGCTGCGCGCTTGCGCGTGAGGAGGACGCGCGTGAGCCACAGCCAGGCAGCCTCGCGCGTCGAGGGTGACGACGCCTCACTGGCGTCCTTGAGCAGGTCATCCACCAGCCCCACGTCGAGCCGATAGCCCGTGAGGCCACCACCCCGACCGATCGACTTGACCCACCCGCCAGCCGCGTCGCTCGGTGTCGAGAGCAGCTCCGCGTAGTCACCCGTGCGCTTGGCGCCTCGCGAATCATCGGTGACGGCCCTACGGGCGTTGAGGGCGGGAGGATACAGCGCGAGGTACTCCTCGCTGTCGAGGATCGCCTGCACGTCGCGCAGCTGCTGATCGGCGAGGTCCTGGCCATAGCTGGCATAGACCGCCTGCGTCGAGCGGTCGCGCGTCACGAGCCAGGCCATGCACAGCTTGGCGTACTCGGATTTGGCATGCCCTGGCGGCATGGATAGGATCAGCACGTAGGGCTGCGGCGCGTCGGCCCACGCCTGGATCTCGCGCACGATCCGCAGGTGATACACCTCCAGCGCGTAGTGAGGCCGCATGGCGACGACGAAACGCCGAAATGAGCGGCGCGCCAGCTCAGATTGGACGTCGAGCGTGCGCGCCTCCAGCATAGACCAGTCGTGACGAGTATCGCTGCGCTCTCCAGTGGCGGCAGACACTAGTGCTGACCAGGCATCAGAGACGCATCACGAGCCAGTAGGACGCGCTCCAGCTCCTCCAGCGCGTCCTCACTAAGCTCCCGCACGGGCAGCCGCTGACGCATCTCCATCGGCCCACCATCGGGACCGCTCATCTCGACGCGAGTCACGTAGGCGCCTTGCATTTTGCACAGCTCGACCGCCGCTTTGATGCGCGCGGCAGCTGGCACCTTGGTGCTGCGCATCAGCTCAGTGAGCAGCGACTGCGCCTGCTCCACACTGGCGATGTTGGCGTCATGCTCACCCCGAGCAGCGCGCGCTATCGCCTCGCGCACCAATGGGTTGCGCAGGCACTCCTGCGCGCGGTTGGCGAGACCGCGCGCGCAGCCAGAGTACCCAGCCAAACGCGCCGCCTGACTGCCCACTCCCCTGGCGGCACCGGTATAGGCCGCGACGAATGCTTTCTGCTTAGATGTCAACACGTTAGACCTCCTGCGCGCAGCGACATGCCAGGTGAGAGCGAGCGAATCTACCGGTCTACAACGATGAGGGCGTTGTCCAACCGTTACATCACCAGCGCGGCCTACCCTAACTCGGCGGCATAGCGCCTCACGGCATCACACCACGTCTCACCGTCACGCACAGCATAGCAGCTGACAGGTCGCACGCCTAGGATCACTCGCGACCACGGTATGACCGCCAGCTGCCATCCATCGCCGTGAGGCCATCCAGCGAGCACGACCACCAGCGCGTTGGCTGACATCGCCCTATCGGCGTGGATGCGCTGTGATGGCCCTAGGATCGACGCTGACGCGTTAGACGATGATGATGCCACCTTGGCATCACCCGTGACCATCAGACCGCTCTCCGTGCATCCTACGTAGTCGAGCCAGATCGAGCCAGCCTGCGCGCGCCCACGAGTCGTCCTGCGCGTGGGCACTTTGATCCAGACTGGGAGGGTCGCCGTCGCGGTGAGGTGCTGCTCTAGCGCCTCACCGAGGATCTGGGATGATCTGCCCATGGGGTTTAGCCTCACGAAGGGATGGTGAAGGGATGGTGAAGGGATGGTGAAGGGAGTAAGTGGTTGATATATATCAGAGTGAAGGGTTCGAAGGGATATATCTAAACATATACACACGCACATGCATACATACACATTAGATTAGAGTGCGAGATCATCCCTTCGAACCCTTCGGCATCCCTTCCGACCTATATAAATCAACGACTTAGCGCGCTGGCTATCCCTACACCATCCCTACACCATCCCTTCACCATCCCTACCGACTCGCCTGAGGATCGCTAAAGCACTGCTCAACCGCGCAGGGTTCCAAGGGCGAGTTTACATAATGTTGATTATCAGACCATGTCAACTTGCACCACGGAGTGATCATATAATCAGTGGTTTCGGTGAGGATACTTGACGCGGTGCGTCATAATGACGCACCGCGGTCACCACAGCGCGCCCTCAACGCGCGGGTTGTCGCGGAGTTTGGGATAGGGCGCCACCGCAGCTGCGGCGCGTGCAGCCCGTCGCGTGTTGCGATCTAGGCCCCACACGTAGGCGTGATTGCCAGCGTGACGCAGCCTGCGCAGGCTCGCCGTGGCGCGCACCACGTAGTCGCCAGCGTCCTCGCCCGCGTGACGCGTCGGGCAGCCCATCGCGACCAGCTGGCGCTCAGCATAGCGCGCCCCTACCTCGCCCGTGCGGAGCTTGGAGAGTGTTCTCGGGCTTACCACACGCGCG